CACGTTGAAAGCCCCTGTGGCTGGATTGCGTGAGAGAATACTTGACATTACTGAAAATTTGTATACCAATGCCAGGTGGCTCGCACGACGAGTTCCGCATGAAAATGCTGAACTTTTGAGTGTCGGCCAAGATATTTTAGCAACTTTGAATAAAGATGCGTCACCTGGTTTTCCTTGGATTTGGATGGGAGTTACTATTAATGCAGACATCCTGAAAAGTGAACAACTCGCTGCTCAGGTTTGCCAGGCGTTTGCCCTCCTTATGCAAAAGATTGTTTTGGGTGAGGAACTACCATTACCAATGGTTCGCCTTTTCATTAAAATGGAGGCCCATAAACACGCCAAGTTGCGTGAGGGTCGCTATCGGTTGATTTGGGCGTATCCAGTTGAATATCAAATGGTTCATCGGTTTTTCCTCCAATCCTCTATTACAGCTGAAATTGAGAATTGTGAGACGATTCCGTCTAAGCCAGGCACGAGTTTCGTGTATGGTGGGACGCGTCGGCTCTACTCTTGGATTAATGACGATTCTAAAACTATGCTCGAAGCTGATAAGAGCTCGTGGGACATGACTGTCCCTGAGTCCTTACAAATTATGGAGCGTGACGCTCGTTGGCGCTTGTGTCTCAACCCTGATATTGTGAATTTTAAATTCGGCTTTGACCAATGTTACCGTACATTAACTCAGTCAAATGTCATCTTTTCTGATGGCACTATTCTTGAGCAACTTGTTCCAGGAATTGTCCGTTCAGGTGGTTTTATTACCATCAGTGGCAATTCTAGAATGCAAGTTTTGCTCAAGGTTTGGTTTTGCCTTGATTCTACCAATGCGTACTGCGATGCTTCGCATCGCTTGATGGCAATGGGTGATGACACGATTGAGCGAATGAACGGCTTGGATGCGAAAGAATTTGTCGATTGGATGAACCAAAAAGGATTTTCTATGAAGCATGCGAATGTTGGTTCATTGGTTGGTCTTTCATTCTGCTCGCATGTTTTTAAACGTGTTGAGGGTAATATTGTGTGTGTGCCTACGAATTGGCCCAAACATCAATTTAACCTTTCTATTAAGCAGAGTTCGAAAGTGCCTTTTTATGATATGCAATTGTATTCTTTGTTATTTGAGTATGCGTTTGATGATGATGTTTTCCACGAGATTCGTGGTGAATTGCTGCGAGTAGCGCCAAAACTCGCAGTTTCTCAGAAGAGAGCGCAGAACTTCCTCACTGGCTATGAAGCAGACTTGCCTGGGCTTACCGGCAGTCAGCGGATGGCAGTGCTCAAAAATGACATTTTTCTGAATTTGAGAAATCTTTATGGGCTCCGTTTTCAGGGGCCTGATCGCTCCGTGGTTCCGGAGCAAAGTATGTTTGAGTATCGATCAGACCCCAGATCGAAACCACCTGGCTTTTTCCGTGTGTTGAAACCTTTTTCCCGCTTTATTGACGGTAAATCTAGTTTTTCAAAAACGATTGGTTTTTTAGGACACACTTCTGGAATGCCGAAACGTACTAAGATTTCTGGGTCTTCTAGACCTTCTGATAATCCTCATGTGAAACAGAACAAGAAGCGAGCAGCAGCTCTGACAAAGAGCGCGCAGCAAGTGAAGCAAATCACGCAAAAGATGAAGCACACTCTTCAAAGTTCTGCAATGATGGCTGGCATGGGTCTTGCCGCCACTGCACCCAACCTGCGTAAACCAAGAGGAAGACTCGCATCTGTCCGTGCATCTCAATTTGGCATGGACTATGCGCGTTTTCAAGGTCGCGATCTCGTGACGAAACTTTTGCTTTCAGCAGCCGCAACATCATCCTTTGGTAAGGATATTGCTGGTACTCTTTTGTATTCAGCACCAATTCGGCCGCAGCAATTGATTCCAAACTCGCGACTTGCGCGGTTGATAGGACTTTTTCAGAAATTTCGTTTGCGAAAATTCCGCTTTGTTTTTGAATCCGGCTTGCCTGCTGGTTCGAATGCAGGATCCATGCTTTTTGTGCATGAACCAGATCCGAACGAAGCATTGCCCGTGCAATTCGCCGCACCTTCGGCAGGAACTCTCTCAAACTATGACTCTCACTCAGCTACCGCGGTTGTTCCGATGGCGCAGATCCCTATTGGGCTTGCACAAGCCCCAGGGCGCTCTGTTCGCACGGACTTGAACCTCGGTTTGTTTGGAGGTTGGTTTCTTGTCGATCCTCAGAATAAAGCGACTGCAGTTGAAAATACTGCTGGGCAGTTCGCTATTTTTGTGCAAGATGTTCATAGCATTCTTGGTTCTTCTGGATCGTTACCCACTTCCGAATATGAGATTGGTTCACTTTTTCTTGAATATGACATTGAAGTTTCTGTTGCGTCAGACGCCGCAGATATTGCGGGCGGTTACAGTAGTTTGATTGTTAATCCTACAACTACTGGCGTCCCGTATCAAGCTCCTGGCAACGAAACCTCTCAAACATTCAGTCCGACCGGTTTCACTCCAATCGGAATTGTGCCCACAGCTTTCACGCTATGGCAGGCTAATGGCGCTGCCAATTATGGCTTGAAAATGGGCGTTCAATTTGATGGAACGGACGAATGGCTCCAATTCCCC